ATGATAGTAACCAAGGACACAAAAGCGAAGCGCGTGGCCGCATTAATCCAAGATGCGGCCCGCCTTGCCGTGTCCGACGAGGTAGCCAAGATCATCGCGTTGAACCGCCAGCGAAACGCTGAAATACATGCCAAGTTTAACCCTATCACCGGCGAAGGAAGCATCGGAGACCGGAAGAAAATAGAGATAGAAGATTTTCCGTTCCCCGTGCAGTATGTTCCAGTATCCATGTTGAACGTGCCACTTGTGCAGAAAATCCTAAAGGCAGGCAGCATCCGTAAATTCTTGGAGAACTGCATGGGCGTGGCATATTCCGAAGAGGACAAGGAGAAAGTGATCGAGCAGTTTGTTCGCGTCAGATCCAAACACGACTTCGCTTTTTGGGCCGCCGCCTACGTCTTCATCAAGCAGAAAGGTGGTGGCGCTGACGCCCATTTCAGACTGAACCGCCCTCAGCGCAAACTGATCATGCGCTTTGAGCGCAGGAGGCTGCAAGGCAAACCTATTCGCTTGATTCTCCTGAAAGCCCGCCAGTGGGGAGGAAGTACGGCCACGCAGATATACATGGCATGGTTGCAGCTCGTGCACAAAGTCGGCCTGAACAGTATCATCGTCGGCCATGTAAAGGACGCCTCTACCGAGGTGAAGGACATGTTTGACAAGCTCATCAAGGAGTATCCAGTCAGTATGCTTCACGAGCTGGGCGAATCATACAATGCCACAGAGCCAAAGATTGTCGGCGTAGGACAAAGTGGCAATATCCACCGCATCCCGCAAAGGAACTGCAAAATCAAGGTTGGCACGGCAGAGAAACCCAACTCCGCCCGTGGCGGCGACTACAACCTCGTGCACTGCACTGAGGTTGGTCTATGGGTAACCACCGAGGGCAAAACCCCGGATCAGATTGTACGCTCCGCCTGCTCAGGCATCCTGCTGAGGCCCTACACGATGATCGTATATGAGAGCACGGCCAACGGAACGGGTAACTTCTTCCAGCGAGAATACGACGCTGCGAAGAACGGCGACTCACAGTTTGAATCGCTCTTCATCTCCTGGTACGAGATAGAGCAATACGCCATACCGATTGACGACATCCATACTTTTGCCGCCAAGCTATGGGCGAACCGTCACAACGGCAACGCCTCCACTGACCGCGAGGAGAGCGGCAGGTATCTGTGGTGGCTTTGGGAGCAAGGCGCGACCCTTGAAGCCATCTGCTGGTACATATTGGAGCGCAGTAAATATACCGACCATGGCGACATGGCGAGCGAGTATCCCAGCGACGACGTGGAAGCCTTCGTTCACTCGGGAGCAAGAGTGTTTGACAAGTACCACGTGGAAAAGTTCAAGAAATGCACGAAGGCCCCGAAGTATGTTGGCGACGTCTATGCCGATGGCGACGAGGGCAAGAATGCGCTTGCCAACCTCCGCTTCGTGGAAGACCGGCAAGGTTTGTTGTGGATTTGGTCCAAGCCCGACATTGCTGACAAGGAGAAAGTGACCGACCGCTACCTTGTCGTCGTAGATATTGGCGGCAGAGGCAAGAAGGCTGACTGGAGCGTCATCGTCGTGTTTGACCGTCTGAACCTCATGGAAGGCGGTCGCCCTGTCGTCGTGGCCCAATGGTACGGCCATATCGACATGGACTTGTTGGCATGGAAGTCTGCTCAGATCGCCGCCTACTATGACAACGCCCTGCTCGTGATCGAGAGCAACACGCTTGAGACACACGACAAGGAGCGACAGGTGGACGGAGACATGTCAGGCTATATCCTCAACCAAATCAAAGAAGTGTATCCCAACCTGTACGCCCGAAAACAGAGCGACGAGGAGATCCGAGAGGGACAACCCAAGAAGTACGGTTTCCACACCAATGTGGCCACGAAGCCCAAAATCATCAGTACGCTGGTGAAGGTGATCCGTGAACAGTTATATGTGGAGCGTGACGCCCGGTGCCTGGACGAATACCTCTGCTATGAGAAAAAGAAAAACGGCGCTTTCGGCGCTATCACCGGCAAACACGACGACCTGCTGATGACTCGTGCCATCGGCCTTCACATCTGTTTCTACGAAATGGATATACCCAAGATTGTTCCGCGCGCGATGCGTCTTGGCTGTCGTCACAAGAAGGCGGTCAGCGCTGCTACGATATGATGCCTCACAGCATATTAAACATGTGACGTAGCCTCTTCTTTGCTTTTTCGAGATGCTTGCTTTTGATTTTCGTCACGATGACCCGTGCCGACCCAGGTGTTAGGTAGAACTGGGGTGCGGGTTGTCGGATGACGGCGAACACGATCTGTGCTATGGGCTTTTCTGGCGTAGAGGCCCGCATCTGACAAACCCGTTTGTAGATTTCCGTGTACATCTCCCTTGTGGTAGGCCTCATGCCGTGCAGCCCCTTTCCTCTCATCATGGCCTTGATGACGGTATAGGCTCTCTCTTCGCTCACCCAGAATCGTTTAGTCGGCATCTGTACCACTTTTTCAAATATTTCCGATAACACAATCACCTCGCAAGCGGCCATTTGCTCACGATACGCACGCATAAGGTCGTTATCCCGATCCTCCTGGTATTCAAATTTGCAGCCCTTATGTTTCATGTTTAATAGGTATTTTGCAAATTTAATCATTTGTGCTGAAATAAATAACCAAACGACGTAACTTTTTCCTCTTGTTTTTGCAGCGTCATTCATCGAAATTCAATACAGACATGGAAAAAGCAGAAAACGTCCCTGTTCCGAGCAAGCGCGACCAATTCAAAACCCGTATGCGGCACAAATATCCCGATATGGATTTTGATGACGACGACGTGTTCTTCGGCAGGATCAACGACGACTACGACGACTACGACAAGGACTTGTCGGACTATAAGGAGCGTGAGTCCAAGCTCAGCGACATGTTTAGCAGCGATCCACGCAGCGCCCATTTCCTTACGAACTGGAAGAACGGTAGCGATCCATTCGTAGAGCTCATCCGTCAGTTTGGCACCGATGTGGTTGAAGCCGCCAACGACCCCGAGCGTCAGGAGGAGATGGCCGCAGCAAACAAGGAGTTTGTGGAGCGCGTGGCCAAGGAGAAGGAGCTCGACGAAGAATACGAGAAGAACATCTCTGAAAGCCTCGAAATGCTCTCCAGCTACCAGCAAGAGCACGGCCTGAGCGATGACGAGGTGGACAATATCATGGAGCTCATCGTTGGCGTCATGCGTGACGGCATTTTGGGCAAGTTTCGCCCCGAGACAATCGACATGGCCATGAAGGCCCTCAACTACGACAGCGCCGTGGCTACCGCCGACCACGAGGGCGAGGTGCGCGGACGGAACAGCAAGATCGACGAGCGTCTGCGCAAGCAGAAGAAAGGCGACGGGCTTCCGAACCTTGACGGCAAGAACGGCGGTGCTAACAGTGGGAAGCACAAGCGGAACATGGACGTCTTCGATTTCGCCAATGCAGCAAAATAGCAACACTATGAGTATCCGTGTAGAGTTTTCACCCCCTAAGCCTCGTTCCCCCTCTCGTGGAAGCGCAGGACTACAGACACAACTCGGCGGAGCCTGCACCACCGTCAGCGCGCTGAGAGAAGCAAGCAGAGCCGCAGGTAACGAGTCGTTTGTCAAATAGAAGAATACCCAACTCGATAACAATAATCATAAAAATAGAAAGAAATGAGCGAAGAAGTAAAACCTACTCAGACTCAGAACGGCGAGGGTGCCAATACGCCCGCCAGTCCTGAAATCCAGACCAGTGCCGGTACTGCTGGTCTTAGCACGCAGATGGGCGGTGCCCCCAGCACCGTCAGCGGTATCGAGAACGCCTCGGGCGGTATGGGCAACCTGGTGATGCCCGAGGTGGATAAGAAAATCTTCATGTTCGAGCGTGAGCAGAACGCCTTGATGCAGTTGATGCTCTTGGCAAAGAGTGTGAACGTGAAGAGCATGGAGGTCAAGCATTACGCCATTGACCAAGGCACGCCCATCGTCACGGTAGCCTCCGTCAGCGGTAACAACATCACGCTTGTCAATGCCGACCTCGGAAAGGTCCGCGCCTATGACACCCTCATGGTGAAGGGCGTGAAGGGCTATGAGTTTATTGGCGGTCAGAACGTGAAGAGTCGCCGTCCTCTCCAGCTCTTCGTGAAGAGCGTGAACAACGACGATTCCATCACCTGCGTAGCCATGAACGGCGTGAAGCAGGCCGCCACGGATCAGTATGGCAGTATTCCCACCGCCACCTCCCCTGCTGCCAGCAACACGAACATCATCACTGTCGGCACGAAGCTTGTCCGCATGGCAAACGCCATGTACGAGACGCAGAAGTGGGTAGATCCCAACACGGTCATCCCCTCTCCCGACACCCTGTATCTCCAGAAGCGCGGCATGACGAGCATCGTCTCCAAGTATCTTGCCGACCAGGCCATGGAGATACCCTACGAGGAGGCCGTGAAGGCCGAGGCCCAGCTTCGCGAATTCAAGAGCGCAGGCAACCGCACCCTGTTGGTCGGCCAGCAGAGCAAGATGCTTGTCCGCTCGAGCATGGGCGACGACCAGTGGGACTATCAGACCAACGGCGTTCGCTGGCAGGTGAAACGCGAGGTGAAGCACCGTGGCAAGTGGACGTTTGAGGACATCGTCTCCCTCATCAAGTTGTACTACGGCGGTGCCGACAAACCGAAGTCCGGTATCTGGCTTGTCGGCGACAATCTTGCGCAGGCCCTCCAGCTCATCGACTGGAGCAAGCACCCCGAGGTGAAGATGGAGCCCTACACCAACGAGACGCTTGGCTGGAAGACGACCCGCCTGAGCTGCATCTTTGGCGACCTGCAGATCAAGCTTGAGCCCACGCTCAATGATTGCGGCTACGAGAATAGCGGCATCATCCTTGGCGAGGATCGTCTTGTGCACTATGTGCGCCGCGGAGAGAGCAGCTACACGGAGGACGTGGAAGGCGAGGAGGCCACCCGCAACGGCGTGCTTGTCAGCGACGCGCTCGGCCTGAAAGGCAACTGTCATATCTGGGTCGATGGTGACGACGATGACGACGACACCGCTCCTGGTGCTGACCAGTTCCGCTTGTGGAGCAGCCCCACCGCTCCCACGGACGGCGACTTGGAGGATGGCGTCATCTATGTGTTTGCCTACTCCATGAGCATCACGTCGGGCACTGCCACGATCAACGTGAGCGAAGGTGACGCCTACAAGTACAACGCCTCTGGCGAGAACGAGAAGAAGTGGACGCGCTTCTACGGTCCCATCTCGTCCGAGTAATCCCCATTTAAATCACTAACTATGGTGGCGGGCGCGACCCATGTCCGTCCGCCACCATTTCGTATCTATAACAAAGCTAATTATGGAAATCAAGACATACGGAGTGTATGGCCTCACGGACTGGCAAGGGAAGGTGAAGGCCGGTACCATCGAGGCAAACTTGCACTTCACCGGTGGCACTTCTTCTCAGAGTGGTACGCAGCCCGCCTATCTCGTGACCAAAGACCCCGTGAAGCAGTTTGTCATCGAGAACAGTAAAGAGTTCAAGAGCGGGTTTATCAAACTGGTGATGCGGCAGGAAGTCCCTGGTACTCACCAACACATCGCCGCCCCCAAACCTGCCAAGGTAACAAAAAGCACGGTGGGCGTCAATCCTCCTCCCACTCCCGCTCAGCCCGTTCCCACCCAGGAGCACGAGACTGCGCAAGACATCGAGGCAGAAGAGGTCAACCCAGCAGAAGAGGTCAACCCAGCCGAGGAATCCACCACTACCGAGGACGGCAAGGCCATCATTGACGTGACAGACATCGACGACGCCCGTGAGTATCTGAGTGATAACTTCGGCGTCGCCAAGAGCGCCCTCCGCAGCAATGTGAGCGTGGCAAGATGCGCCGAGGAGCACAACATCGTGCTCCGCTATCCTGAGTAAAGGACAGGCTTCGGGCCTTCTTAAAAGACGGCTTGACAAATAATGATAACGAGGGGTGGACCCGCCTGTGAGACGCGACACATGAAACCTGCCGACGGCAACAGCGCGTCCTCCCCTTATTTTTTTCCATCAGTTGACAAACAGAACAGTATGCGATACTCCGTTGAGGCCTTGAAGCGCGACGTGCGCATTGCGCTCGGCTATGACCCAAGCAGCACCCCCCTTTCCGACGGCGGCGATATTGGCGCGCTGACAATCGACGAACAGATCGAGCGCCAGCTTGCCGACGCCGCCCGCATCGTCTTGGAGCACGCTCCATCCCACCTGTTGGACGGCGGCAAAGCCTTTGGCAAGACCGTCGGTTGGAAGAGCCGCGTCGGATACGGCATGGGATTCATCGAGCTTCCCGACGATTTTCTTCGCCTTGTCTCGTTTCAGATGAGCGACTGGAGCCATGCGGTAACGGTAGCCATCAGTGAGGATGACCCTTTGTACGCCCAGCAACAGAGCAGGTTTGGCGGCGTGAGAGGGTGCCCCCAGAAGCCCGTCGTCGCCATTACGACGCAGCCCATCGGACAAGTGTTGGAGTTCTACTCCTGCACGGGCGGACCGACGGTGTATGTGAAGCGTGCCCGCTACATTCCCATCCCCCGTATCGAGAACGGCGGGATAGACCTGTGCGAGAAGCTGCAGCGCAGCATCGTGTACTACACGGCGTATCTCGTCGCACTGAGCACTGGCGAGACAGAGTTAGCCGCCAGCATGTCAAACATAGCCCATGAGTTGATGAAATGAACGATATAAACAACTTAGGATCATTCAGCTCCATTGACGCTGTGTGGTCCAAATACCCAGAAGGTGGCAGGGAGGGAGACTTCCTCACCATCAACGGCGTGAAGCACCGTTGGAACAAATATGCGGAGATATGGGAGAACGCCGACACCGTAACCAGCTCCACTGCCCGTCCGCTGGAAACCATCGACGGCGACCTGACCGTGCAAAACGACCTGACCGTCGGCGGCGTGATTCGCGCCAAGGCGTTGAAGCAGCCCAACTGTGGTCTATTCGAAACCCTCGAAGCGCTGAAAGCAAAATACCCCAACCCCGAAGTAGGCATGTGGGCCACTGTTGGCAATACCATCCCCGACACGGTATATCTCTGCGCCGAGGAAGGCGTGTGGAAAAACACGGGACAGACCGGAGGTATCGACAGTCTTGACTGGAGCCGCATCTCCACTATCGAGGGCAATGTCAGTACACTTCGTAGCGACGTGGACGCCATCAAGGAGAGCAATACCGCCTTGAAAGGAGACGTGGACGCCATCAAGGAGAGCAACACCGCCTTGAAAGGAGACGTGGCCACCCTGCAGAAAGAGAGCGGCGAGCACTCCGAAGCCATCGCCTCATGCCTGGCCACGCTGACCGAGCACGAGAAGCGTCTGATAAAGACGGTGGCCTTCGCCGACCTCGACACGCTTACCGACCCAGTAGCCAGCGTAGGCATCTATAGCGTGACGGCCAACCGTGTCCCGCGCATGGTTGTCGGCCTGCTGCTCGTGCACAGTGATGACGGCGGACACCAGGTGACGCAGACCCTATTCTCCAACCACACCGCTGGCGAAGACGGCACGATGGACGGCAGCGCCCATAGCGACACCTCTTCCACTATCTCCACACGTCACTACAACGTGTCGAGTGCCACACTGACCTCTGCCGGCACTCCCGTAGGTAGCTGGACGGCATGGACCCAGCTCACCGTCCATGAACTATATGACGCACTCTCCTCCCTTCACACCGCCATCAGCGAGCTTCGCCAGAACATGGAGACACTCCGAGGAGACCTTGACGGAGAAGTGACCACCCGTGAGGAGGCCACCGAAAAACTTACTTCTGACAATCGCGCCCACCACACGGTACGCTTCGGAGGTATTGTGACGGGCGACATCACCATCACCCAAGTTGGTCTGAGTGGCAGTTTTAGTTACAAGGACGTTTGGTTTAGCGAGAAAGACAGCATCTTCGTTCTCCGCCAGTCGGGTAAATACTATAACGTATGGTCAGGCAACGAGGACTACATGGACGGCATGACTCCGCACACGGAGAAGCAATACGTGCTGGACGACAAGATCTACATGTATGACAGTAACAGTGGCGAGCTAAAGCAGATCGGCGGATCATCTGTGAGCAGCATCTTCAATGCCACGATCGAAGTGCCCATCAGTGGCTTCTACGTTCTTTGTGACGCCGAGAATGCTGGCCGCAGCGCCGTGCATGCTGCTTGGAAAGCGAAGAAAGGCGCGAGCGGCTTGATCATTTCCTTCGAGGTCGGCGCCGGTGTTTGGAAAACCTACCAATATATCGGCAAGACCGTGACCGAGGGCAACTGGACCAACACCGACAACTGGAAAGACTTCGGAAGCCTTGCTGCTGGCAGCGAGACCTACGTCATCATCGACCAGCTCTGCGGCACTCCCGTGGCAGGCGAATACTACACCCTCGCCACCGCCGTTACCCGACTGATAGACTACCAGAAGGATACGGGCGTGACCTACGCCAAGAAAGGCCTTATCATCTCCTACCGTACTGGCGAGAACACGATGGAGACGAAGCAGTTTCAGGGCGAGGTGTCCGGCTTTGGTGAGATCGGCCTGTGGAAAGACTTCGGTGGCGGTAGCAAAGTGGAGACCTCCGACACTCCCAAGAAGGACGGCAAGGATGCTCTTTCTACTGGTGGCGCCTATACCCACATGCCCGTCGGTATCAATGTTGATACCGAGACGGAAGGCGTCATCAAACTGAAACTCGTAAACGAAGGCGGCGTAGATGTAGGCGACGAGGTGCAGTTCAACGTCGGCACGGGTAGCGGTGGCGGCACTGGTACAACCATCGCCGTGGCCTTCAAGGAGAATCCGTTCTACGGCAAGGCGGGTGGATCATTCATCGTAAAAGCCGCCATCATGAGCGTGACGAAAGCAGGCAGCCAAGAGAGCAGCAATGCCATCATGAGTGTGAACTTCGTGAACCGTACCACGAAGAGCACGGTAGCCTTCTTCTCTCCCAGGAAACAATCGAGCGCCACGCTCAGCGATTACTCCTTCGAGTTTGACCTAAGCAGCCTTGCCACAAGTGCGGGCGAGCTCCCCCTCCAGGCCGTCATCACCGACGACGGCGGCAACACTGCCACGAAGAACCTCAGCGTGATCGCCATCGACGTGACGTGCGAGAGCGTGCAGACGCTCAACTACACCAAGGAGACCTCGTTGAAGGTTGGCGGCCCGAAGACTTCCATCCCGATGTACCGCTTCCCGAACAACGCCAGTGAGCTTGGTATCAGCACCAAGGTGGAGATGCTGAAAAACGGCGTGTGGGAAACGATACAGGAGACCGTGGTGCGAGACACCTATCCCCACAACGTGAGCATAGACCCGACAGGCCTCACTCATGGCGCGTACCCTATCCGCATACAGGGCACCGACGTGGCCAGTGGCACGAAAGGCAACATGCTGCATACCGCCGTGATGGTCATCGAGCAGCAGGAGGACAGTCCTGACTACAACAAGCCCATCGTCGTGGCACGCTGGAACGACGACACGGACGGCAGCGTGAGACTCTTCGAGAGCGTCCTGGTAGATGTGGCCTGCTATCAGCGGGAAACCCAGACTCCTACGGTCATGGTGAGCGTGAGCGACAAGAACACCGGGACGAAGGAGCAGCTTGCCGAGCGTGTGATGTACCGTAACAAGTACTACACGATGGAGAAGCGTATCGTCGGTTACTCGCAGGGCGACACGCTCGTCTTTGACGCGGTATGCGGAGAGGTGGCACTGGTGGAGAAGCGGGAAGTGAGCATCAACGGGTCGCTGCTCGCCATCGCTGAGACTGAGGGCGCGTTTTACAAGATCAGCATGGCCGGCAGGAGCAACTCCGATACTGACAAAAGCATCAAGGTAAGGGCTACCGACGGCACGGAGAGGGAGATAGTCGTCCACGGCTCCAACTACTCCAGCAACGGCTTTGTGGAAGACACGTTTGGCACCGAGCTGGCAAACGGCAGAATGTCTCTGCGCATCGCCGAGGACGTGACCGCCGAGTGTACCGACAAGCCGTTTGACAGCACCTCCATCCCCACCAACGGCCTCGCCCTCTCGCTGACGTTCAAGGTGAAGAACATCGCCAAGCGCAACGCCCGCATCATGAAGTGCATGAGCGACCGTCTTGGCTTCGTGCTGACGGGTGAGAAATTCATCGTCACAACCAACGGTGATAGCGATGAGGCTCTTTCCAACGTGCTGACCACCGCCGCCACCTCCTATCTCGACGACGTGGTCTATCGCTTCGACATCGTGATAGAGCCCCAGGCCCAGGCACCCTATAGTGGCATCATGACCTGCAAGGTGTACCAGAACGGTGACATGGCCGCCATGGTGCCGATCGACGTCAGCAACTCATTCCCGAAATTTGACGACATCATCCATTTTGACGGAACGGACGCCGACCTGTACCTGTACGAGGTGACGCGATGGAACACCTACTACGACTTCATCCAGGCCTTCAACAACTACCTTGTGAACCTCACCGACACGCAGGCTATGCTGACGGAGTATGAGCAGAACCAGGTGATGGTCGATACCACCGCCGAGGGAACGACGAAGCCCCGCCCCGACATGCAGAAGTTGCTCGACCGTGGGGTGATGGTCTGTGTGAGGACCCGCACCAAAGATGCCAACCTCAGCAAGGACGGGTCCCCCGTGACGGACAGTGACAGCTATTATCCAGACTACACGGAGAACATCAAGGACAAGAAGACCTCCGTGTTGGTGGACTGGTATCTGTACTTCCCCGACAGGCCGTGGGCGAACGTGAAGATCGAGGCACTGCCCGAAACCAACCAGGGTACGTCCACCCTTGCCTATGCCATCAAGAACAAGAAGGGCAAGATCAAGAAGGCCAAGCGCGTCGTCATGCTCTACACCCGCGAGGAAATCAGCAAGATGTACAACGGCGACGAGACCATCCTCGCCATGTACGATGACGCCGCAGCACTTGCCGCCAAGAAGAAGATCCGCATCAGAGAAGGCAGCACGCCCGTTCAGACCATCACCATCAAGGTGGACTACTCCGACAGCGCCGGCGCAAACAACTGCGCGCTGATGGAGCAGATGAACGACGTGCAGATTGCCCTTGGCAAGAACTACATGACCCCCGCCCAGGTTTTCAACACCGACAAGAACGAGGAACTTCATACCAGCATTGACGGTATCACCTGCGCCATGTTCCGTACCGACTACCGTATCGGCCAGGAAAAGGGTGCGGAGGCGGCCACGCTCCCCGAGAACGCCTACTTCCACAGCAAGGCCAACTTCAACGTGGACAAGGGCAACCCTCACTTCTTCGGCTTCGAGGACGTGGCGGGATATAACAAGGGCTGCGTGAACTACGGTGACTTCAAGGAAATCGTGACTCCGAAGGGTACGGATATTGACGCGCACAAGCGAGCCGTGCTTGCGGACCCCTCCAAGCTCGCTCCTGGCACGCTCTACATGATCAGCGAGTATTGCGGCCCGAAGACCCGCTTCATCGAGAACGACGGCACGGGACAGATGACCGAGACCGATGCCGTGGCCGACTTCAAGGCGGTGGAAAAGACTGGTGCCGAGATAGCTTCCGACAACGTGAAGAACTACGACTGGGCCTCAGTGTACCGCAGCAGTGACGGCAAGTACTACAAGTACACTGGCGGTGCATGGAAGGACACGACTGGCAGCATGACCTACGACAACGGCACGGGTAAGTGGGTGATCACTGGCAGGGTGCTGAACCCCGTGGAGTGCTACGAGTACAGGCAGTATCAGGAGTTCTGCTGGCAGCAGGGCGTGAACAGTGTTGACGACATGATGAAGCCGCTTCGCACGGACGATGGCGAGGTGCCCGTATGGACGACGTACTACGAAATGCGCTATCCAGATGACGACGACTTGAACGCCCTGTATGCTTCGGGCAAGAAAGTTCCGTATCAATTGTATAGGGAGCTTTCGTTCTGCCAGCAATGCAACCAGAACCTCACCGACAACGCCGAGGAGAACGCCGCCAAGAACCCCGACGGCAGCGAGAAGGTCTTCAACGGTGCTGGCGCAAGCACGACCATCACGCTCGAAGGCAAGACCGTAGCAGGAACCAAGGCCAACCGCTTGCTGAAATGGCAACGGGAGATGCATACGATTTACAACCCGTATTCCGCGAACTACTACACCGTGGTAACCGACTACAAGGCCACGGTGGACCAGCGCGCCAAGAACATGATGAAAGCTGTCTATTTGGAGACTGACGGAAAGATGCGTTTCTACTTCAATCATGGCTATGACGGCGATAGCGTGGACGGGGCGGACAACGACTGCTACCTCACCATCCCATGGGACATGGACGGCAGCAACAGTCACCTGTACCAGGGTTGGGACGGCGTGATGTTCCAGCAGTCGTTTGCCCTGTTCAACAAGGGAGAGGGCGTATGGATAGACAGCACTGGAACCCAGCTCACCCTCCACGACACGGCAGCAGCCATGCGCTCCTCCAAGACACGGACGGGCCTTGAGATATTCAGTGCGTCGGGCAGCTACCGCTACTGGATGACGAACCGCATTCTGAAATGGCCGAAGGTGGTGAGCAGCTTCGACGGCCAGCGCAAGTATGTGGAGACGGCCACGGCGGCTGATAACCATTTCCCTGCCCTTCACGGACTCCGCCTCGACAGTCTTCCCGCTTTCCAGCGCAAGCGTTTCGCCTACCGCGACGGCTACTATCAGACTGGAGACTTGTTCACGCGCTTCTTCCAGGCGCGCATGATGGGCCGTATCTCCGTGAAGATCACGGCAGCGCAGGATGGCTACTTCGGCATGGGCGTGGATAGCACCAGCAGTGCCAAATACTCCTGCTATCTGAAAGCTGGCGAGAGCCATACTTTCACGGAGGCGGCTACTGGCGTGGGTGGTAAGCTCATCTATATCTTTGGAGCAGACAAACTCGGAACGCTCGACCTCAGCGGGTGTACACCGAAGAACAGCAACTGGATGATCGGCGACTGCACGCTGCTCCGGAAGCTCATCATCGGCGGCGAAGGCTACGAGCCATCCTATACGGACGACATTCTCTCCGCGCTGAATCTTGGGCAGATGCCATTCTTGGAAGAGATAGACATCAGAAACACGAAGATTCAGACGCTGAACGCATCGGGGTGCCCCCGACTGACGACGGTCGAGGCGGACGGCAGCGAGCTGCGCACGATCACCCTTGCCCAGTCATCACGCATTGACACCCTGTCCGTGCCATCGACGCTGACGACGCTGGACTTCGTGAGCATCCCGAACTTGGCATATACGGGACTCAATGCCTCTACGGGCTTCCGCATCCCCTCGATGAAAGACGTGATGCGCGTGAGGATCGAGAACACACCCCACTTCAACGTGCCACGGATCATCGCCGACGTGCTGGCCACGAGAAAGGCAGCGTGGAACCTGCGTGTGGCCAACCAAAAGCTGGAGGGCGACGGCCAGGAGCTCATCGGCCTCGTTCGGGCTGACGTGGGCGGTATCGACGTGAGTGGAAACACGCAGGACAAGCCCGTCATCAGCGGCACGTACAACCTCACCGCCATCCTGGAAGAGACGGAGATGACCGCCATCGAGCAAGGCATCGACGAGCTGACACTGTTCACGGGCATCCTCGCCTATATCCACAACATCTCGTGGTATCTCGGCGGCGAGTATGCAGCCATCGGCGGTGCTAATCCAACGGAAGACACTATTAATGATTGGTACATGTACTACAACGGCGAGACCTACGACGAGTATGCCGCCCGCGAGCTTGGCACCAGTGGTACCGACGGCTACAACGACGCTGACATCTCCACCTTCATCGACATGACGGCAGAGGACATCGTGAAGAAGTACGGCCAGTGGAACCTCGTGTATCTCTCGAAAACCGCATAATCAACGCCACCCTGGGGTAATACCTGGGGTGGCACATAATAAACAAAAAAATAAAAGGAAAAATGGCATCAAACGCACAAGTGGCGCAGAAACTGCGCGACGTGAAAGAAGCGCAGGTACAGTCTCTGCGCGACGCAGGATTCAAAGACCTCAGCGTATCGATGCGGGCAACCCTCTTCCCAGAGTATATCCAATGGGGAAGCGGACTGCTGAGCATTGACCTGGCCGCGAACCGCAAGACGGACAACCAAGAGTTTTACTTTAAAATTCTTGACGCATCAACCATCAACACGCCCGCTGCTGGCATCACCTCAGCCGTGACCAACGAATGGTCTCAGCTCTCCGCCGTGGAGCAGGGAAAATTCCTTGTCCGAGGCATCCGCATTCGGTCACGCCACCAGTCGTTCGTGATGGCGGCAAACAAATTTGCCAGCACGACATGGGGCAACACCTCGCTGATGGTGACGAAGACGCAGCAAACTGAGGCGCCAAAGGTGTATGCGGACTATGACGCAGAGGAGCTGACCACCGCCATCCTCACCGCCCATCAGGCAGAAGGCTACGAGGCTCCTGCCGCAAGAGCGGTGAGAGAGTACAAGGCATTCTTGAAGGAGGGCGGCGACGAGCAGGACGACAACAGTGTGTGGAACCTGCCCACCATCAACCAGGCGCACGAAATCTACCGCTACCACACTGCCTTGCAGAACATTCTGACGGCCCTATGGGGCATCACCTTCAACTGGGGATACATTCACACCTGCCAGTCGTATTCGGAAAAACAGCTTTGGCGTGTCCACACACTGTGTGGAGAGACATGGTATAGTAACAAGTCTGAAAACTTCATTGTTGTGGCAATATCCAATAAGTAATCATAAAAAAAGAAGATCATGACAGAAGCAGAGAAATCAGCCATTTTGCTGAGAATTAACAAAGAGAAGCAGATTGCCGCACTGAAACAGGCAGGCATCGAGCTCGACATCAACACGGCCACGGGAACCGACATCGCCAACGCCATGAAGTGGGCCTGCGGCTTGCTTGACCTTTGCGTGGCGGCGTATCACAAGGTCACGAAGAAACTGACGTTCTTCACGGAGCAAGAGTGGAACGACCTCTCCTCCAATACCCGCTACTCCTATCTGACCATAGGCATCCGCATCCGTGCCTACGGCAAGCAGTGGATCGTCGGCAAGGAGGACATGCCCAACGACAGTGGCGATACGGATCACGCCTGGGCCGAGCAAATGGGTTGGGACATCGACGAACTGAAGAACTACGGCAACCCCAACGACGGAAGCATTTTTGACGACTACGACGGCGAGGGCAACACGGACAAGATCGTGGCCTACGCCAAGGCCAACAACCGAAGACACCCAGCCGCTGAACGCGTACGTGCTTATTCACTCTCATCAGACGATCCCGCAGCGGGCAAGTACTACCTGCCAAGCATTGCACAGATGCTGCTGATGATCAGGTATCGCAACGAGATTGACAAGATGTTGCAGCTCATCAGCGGCTCAGCATTCTCAACGGGCTGGTACTGGTCAAGCACCGAGTATTCGTCGAACTATGTCTGGTGCGTGGGCGGCGGTAGCGGCTACGTCTACTACGGCTACAGCAAGACCAACGCCTACAGGGTGCGGCCTTGTGTGGCTTGTGCAGCAAATTAGTCTCTTTGTCCCTTTGCCTCTTTGTCTCTTTGTCTCTTTGAGACCTTTTCTCTTTCGGCGGGCAACGCCCGCCGACTTGAAAAATGCCGTAAGGCATTTGGTCTCAAAGAACAATAGCGGAAGGCGGCACTATCGGATGATATATGTTTTACACTATTCATTTTCAAAATACGATATATGTTAAGTAAAGAACTGAAAATTTACAAAGATATTCGTGCGCAGCTATTGTGGCTCCAAAAGCGGAAAGTACGATTTCCGAAAGACTACAAGTATGAGTTTGCGAACCAAATGTTTCGCACACTCGTGCGCAGTCTCACGCTCATAAGACGCGCCAACTCGAATAAGCAGAGAAGAGCAGAGTATCTTGCCGAGTTGTTGGAGGAATTGGATGTGTATATGATGTATATCGGGCTATGTGATGACCTGCACTTATTGTCCAGGGAAAAGGAGATGCCCAAACTGATGCTTGACCTGACGAGCATTGCGCGGCAGGCACAGGGCTGGTATAGAGCATCGGCCAAAACAACGAATGGATATGGAAGATAGCAAGGTGCAGCATACCCAGAGTCGTGACGCAGAAGCCTGCGTCACGAGCGAGGAATTATTAGATTTATTTGGCTCTCCCACCATGCCGAGCCTGCCCGCCGTGGTTGATTTCAGCATGGTAAAGAACAAGGCAGCGGAGAGTGTTACCGAGTATTCGTCGAACTATGTCTGGTACGTGAACGGCGGTAGCGGCAACGTCAACAACGGCAACAACAAGACCAACGCCAACAGGGTGCGGCCTTGTGTGGCTTGTGCAGCAAATGAACAGATAATCTATCACATACCCTTCGGTCCGATAGTGCTCGCTTACTATGATTGCGAGACCAGCAAGAAAAGTACCAACAGCTACCAGCGGTTCCACCTTCACAAGGAGGAAAGCCTCGTGGAGTTGTGGCAGAGCATCATACACGGGCGATACAAGCCATCGAAGGCCACGGTGTTCATCGTCGAATACCCCGTGCTCCGTGAGGTCTTTGCCGCAGCCTTCGTTGACCGGGTAGTTCACCACTACATCTGCCTGCGCATCAACCCACTGTTTGAATCCATGTTTGAACAGATGGGCAATGTGTCGATGAACTGCCGTAAAGGCTATGGGCAGTTTGTGGCTCAGAAACGCGTGAAGCAGATGATGCTTGACGTGTCCGAAGGCTATACCAAGGACTGCTGGATATACAAGGGAGACATCAAGTCTTTCTTCATGAGCATAGACCGAGACATCTTGTGGTCGCTGCTGGAGCCGTTCATCAGAGCCAACTATCAAGGCGACGACCTGGAATGCCTCATCTACCTTGCGAGGATTACCCTGTACGACAATCCTATCAACAATTGCCGCAAGTTGTCGGCACCCGAGCTGTGGGAGGCACTGCCGAAGAACAAGAGCTCTTTCTTTGCGCCAAAGGGGAAGAGTCTGCAAATCGGTCGCCTTACCTCGCAGCTGGAAGCCAACTTCTACGCCTCGGTGATGGACTGGTTCGTGATGCACGTTCTTGGCTTCAAGCACTACACAAGGTTTGTTGACGACTTTGTCATCATGTCGCGGGACCGCAAATTGCTGGCGTCCGCCGACAAGAAGATAGACGCTTTCCTGCGGGAGAAGCTGCTGATACAACTTCACCCGATGAAGAAGTACTTCCAGCACTACACGAAGGGCGTGTTGTTTGTGGGGGCGATGATACTTCCTGGCAGGACGTACATCAGCAACCGCACGCGCGGCCATCTGACCGACACCATCCGCAAGTATAACCGACTGCTGGAGGCTGGCAATGGCAAGGAGAACGCCGAGCACTTCGTGCAGTCGCTCAACTCTTTCTTCGGGATGATGCGCCACCACAACTCCTACGGCGTGCGTCGGAAAGCCGTGAAGAAGATCGACAAAGGCTGGTTTCGGTACCTGTACGTCCGAGGACACTATGAGGCATTCGCACTCAAGAAACAATATAAGCCCGTCGAGCAGATGAGGCGAAGGGTGCGCAAGCACGGCGCAGCAGCGTGGCTCGATGGGGTGATGGAAACGTCATCTTTCAATATCTAAAATCTATAGAACAATGAACCATACCCTGACAGAACAACTGATCGTAGTGTTATTCCTGGTGGTCGGCCTCATGATGACCCCCTTGTTGTTTATCGGCCTCGACTTTTGGGCCGGCATCCGCAAGGCCCATGCCCGCGGAGACCGCATCCGCAGCGACAAGATGCAGCGGACGATACAGAAGCTCTCGCGCTACTACAACGCTATCCTCGCCATGCTCGTGCTGGACTGTGTGCAAATCTCCGGCTTCGTCTTTCTGCATATCTACAACTCATGGACGCTCTACACTTTCCCTCTGTTTACGCTGCTGGCCGTACTCTTCGTGGCCACGATAGAGATCCGCAGCATCATGGAGCCAGCCAACGCCAAGGAGAGTCGCGAGATGAAGGCCGTGGGCGAGCTTGCCAAAGCCATCGCCGCCCATCGTAGCGACCCGAAGGAGATGGCCGAGGCTATCGCTGAATATCTAAGCCAAAAGAAATAACGCCAACGAGCGACAGATGATGCTTAAATTTGCAGCATGAAGGAAATAGAACTGAGCGTAAACAAAGCCAACGTATATACCGAGGTGGCCAAGACCACGGCATATACCGGGTCGAAGATGCAGGACGACAAGGAAGCCTACTCCCGCATCTTCGCCACGGACGAAGACCGGGAGATGCTGGAACGCTTCTGGGTGGAAGCCTGCAACGGTGCCACGGAGCTGCTGAAACAGTTTATCGTGACGGTGAGCGACCAACCCATGAGCCACGGTGTGGAACTGGATAAGAACTACGTGGTGAGGCTGGAGTTGAGCAGCAGCTACGACGAATCGCTCAACGGCAGCATCGAGACCTCTCTGTTCTCCTACTTTGTGGCGGTGATCGTAGCCAAGTGGTATCATTTCTGCAACAAGGGCGACGCAGAAAGCTACGAGCACGACGCCCAGCGAGCCCTCGACGACGTGAGAAGCAAGATATACTATCGCAAGAAGCCGCGCAGAGTGGCTCCTAAAGACTAAAAATAATGAGCATGAAGAAGATGATCATCCTGGGCACGGCCCACGGCGAGAACGTCGGCGGCAAGCGTAGCCCCGACAAGCGACTGGAGGAGTATCGCTTCAGCCGAGAGATTGTGGCCCGTCTGAAAAGCGAGCTGGAAGCGGCTGGCTGCACTGTCTATGTGGACCTTCCATCAGACCGCGTACCAACGACTCAGACGGAAGAACTGAGAACGCGGTGCGCCATCGTGAACGACCTGTGCAAGAAGTATGGCAAGGAGAACTGCTTGTACGTCTCCATCCATGTGAATGCCGCTGGAGGCGACGGCGCGTGGAAGCAGGCTGGCGGCTGGTGTGCGTACACCTCACGCGGACAGACCACCGCCGACCTGCTGGCAGACTGTCTCTACAAGGCGGCAGAGGACAACCTGCGTGGCTACGCACGGCTGATGGAGGCTGGCAAGAAACAGGGCAGCTACGGCCAGCTGCAACGTCCCCTCCGCATCGACCTGAGCGACGGCGACCGAGACATGGAGGCAGACTTCTACGTGCTGAAACACACGGCCTGCGCCGCCGTTCTGACCGAGAACCTGTTTATGGACAACCGCAGCGACGTGGACTTTCTGCTGAGCGACGCCGGCAAGCGCGCCATCGTCGGCCTGCACAAGGAGGGCATTCTGAATTTCATCAACGAATAGAGGCGACATGAGCAAACGATTCGAAGTGCTGTTTATCATCCTGTTGTCGATACTGTCATTCGTGGTGATCGTGGGCAACATGATCTACTACTGGCATGGCCGTGATGGAGAGACGACGGAAGCGCGCGACACCGTGACCCGACTGGACACGGTGTATGTGTCCATGCCGAAGGCAGAGGATAGCGTAGTGGTGCGATACGTGACCCGCTGGCTGCCGACGGTGAACTACCATCACACCCGATCAGACCTCCCCATGCGCAAAGACGAGCCCCCGCCGATAGGATCGGACACTATCGGCAGCAGCCCGTGTGCAGCCCGTGGAGATAGCGTCGAAGTAGTCGTGCCCATCACACAGAAGCGCTATGACGGCGACGGATACACGGCTTGGATAAGCGGCTACGAGGCACGCATCGACAGCATCCACCTTCTGCATCGGACCGACGTGGTGACGCAGACGATCTATGCAAAGAGGAAGCGGAGAAAGTGGGGATGCGTGGTGGGCATCGGCGGTGGCATGGGAACGGGTGGCTTGACGCCCCATGTGGGCGTGACCTTCGGTCTGAGACTGTTCTAACACTTATCAAACAACAAGAAAGATGGCAAAAAAAGTAATAGCAATCACTCTGTACATGTCGGAACTCGTTTACGACGTACAGAACAAGACCTACCTCACGGGACGCAGCCGGAAGACGGGATCAAATCATGAGGAGGTGGCCAACATGCAGGCCAACGACGACGACGAGAACGCTGACCAGATCCTGCGGTCTATCGGCAACGCCTTCTCGACGCTGAAAACGAAGCTCAGCGAGTTTATCAACGAGGAAGGTACGAGCGCCAGCGACAAGCTGCTGGAGGCCAGCGACAATCTCACTGTGTCGCTGAACATGCCGGGCAACTACAACAATGCGGCCAACGAGACCATCAGCTCCGCGCTGCACCAGTATATCGTGAACAGTGCTATCGGCGACTGGTTCACCATCACGAACAAGGCTGACGCCGGCGACTACATTCAGCTGGCTGGCGCTAACCTGGAGCAACTTCGTGAGGCGGTGAACAAGCGCAGCCGCCCGGTGCGCACCAAGGTGTGAGGAAATCATGGCGGAGAACCGGTATATCAGCACGAATTTGCAGCCCAGGCGGAAGACGGTGCGCATGGTGCTCCGACGCGACGAGCTGCTTTACGACATCAAGAACTACTGCTACGTGGAGGGAGAGGTGGCGCAGGAGGACGGTACCTGCTCCCGCCATCAGACGCAGGACATCGGTGAGGCTGGCAACATAGACCGCGTGACAAAGGTGCTCGACCTTGCCCATGCGGAATGCGTTGAGGCTCTGTTTCCCTATACGAAGCAGGAGGTAGGCGCGAAGACCGAGGTGGACGACATGCCGAGCGTGGTTTATGACGAGAATGGCAACGCGGTGAAGTCCGTCGAGCTTCCAGAGAAGGAATTGCCCAAGAACTACGAGATCAGCCTGCTGGTGCCAGACGCGTATAGTCAGACAACGGTGACGCTGCTTGTGAGGCTGGTGCATGAATACATGGTGTGTCGCGTAGTGGCCGACTGGATGAGTATCACGCGGCCCGAGAAGGCTGCATTATGGAGGGAAAAAGCAGAGGAGGGACTTGATGCCATGAAAAAGGCCGTACACTTCCGAACGGTTCGTGTACGGCGGACTCAAACTCCTTTTTAGTGTGTTTCGTTTGGTTGTTTTCCCCTCACCCAAAGAATCGGGTGAGGGGTTTTGTATTATTAGTATCCCAGTAGATAATCCGCATACAAGTCGATAAACTGCTTTCCTGCATACTCAGCGAGTTCTTTTGTTTTGAAGGCAAACCGAGACCCGATGCTCGCATTGACGTACGCGGAACCGTAACCCGCACTCGACCACGACACACCACCATACGCATACGCGCTGCTGTACGACCGAAAGTTCAGATAGGACTTTTGTCCTTCCGTCATTCTTTCAATATCTTCCTTGGAATAAAGGTAAAAATACGGAAAATATCGACACTCTCCTTTTACAAACTGTGGAGTCCAGCCCTCGTTAAGTGCCGCCGTAACAATGCACAACCTTGAATAAGCTATCATGTTTTCTGTAACGTCTGCCTTACAAAGGGCCTTGTACTCTTTCACTAAAGGACGAAACGGATTGAGCTCTTTTAAGGCATCGTCAAACGTCTTGATTCTATCCATTACGCTCTTCGTATCGAACGTTTCCACGCCAAACAATTGCTCAAGAACTTTCTTTTGCTCTTTGCTTCCCTGCTGGTAGGCGTTAATCGCCTTCTCTTTGTCAATTTTCAGAATATCCATGTCTTTACTGTTTATGGCAGCGGGCGCAATACCCGCCGCCCGTTGTTAGTATTGCTAACGGTTAGAACCTCGTTCTAAATTCATTATGCGAGAATCAAGAACCTTAATATAAGAAAGCATGTGAGCTCTTTGCTCTACAAGCATTTCGAACTGATACTGTCCTACCATTTGAAAAACACTACCTGGTAACCCTCCACTAAGGAATTTTTGTAAGGAATCATATCTTGAAGCCAATTCATCTCGCTCGATGCGTAGGCGATCGAGGACAGTCTCGGAAGGCTTGTATGTACGATTGAATACGCCTGCTGGACTCCAAGACTGATACCCGTCTTCGTACTCTACGAGATAACCATCTATAGACTTTTCTAAGTTAGTTGGCACCTTGCCTCTCTGCAACAATCCTCTCTCACACGCTTCACCCATTGTCATGGGCTTTGCCTTGATTGTTTTCGTACCAGTGTACTGTTTCATGTCTACATCTTTTTGTTCCATTTCTAATTCTGTTTTCATTGTTATTTTTGTTTATTTTGATTTTACATTTATATTTCAAAACCCGCATCAATACCCATTGCCCAAAGGATATGTTGAAGTTCATGGACATACCGAATTTGGCGCACAAGAACTGTATCTGGAAGTAGTTTAACTCTGAGAAATACGCCCCATTCGCCACGTTTGTATTCAATATCTAAATATCGTCCAAGGTATCTCGACGAAGAATCAATATCCTTGATGTAGCTTTTGGGGGACTCTTCGGACTCTTTAATATTAAAACCATTCTTTTCGAGGATTGCTGGCGTAAGTGGAATACCTTCAATATGACTGCACCATACTCCCCATGGCCCGTCATCAGTACCATCGACATAACTTAGAGTAATGGCTCCTTTATTTTCCTTATAACTTCGTTCTGAATTTATCTGAGTTACGAGACACACAGTGCCTTCGGGAAACCAACCATTACGACATACCCTTACGATGTCTCCTATTCTGATGTCTTCTGCTTTAATCATATCTCTTATTTTTGTATTTTAAAGGAAAACCTTGTTGTAAAGGTCGGCGAATTGCCTGCCAAATTGTTCTGCACGCTCGGACGATTTGAAGCAAAGCCGAGAACCGAAATACGCATACGCAACCGTAGGCGCGAGGTCCGTATGCACAAACACGAACCCCGCAGCATCCTTGTCATACACGAACCAAGGAAACCACTTGTCTTGTGTCCTATCCGAGAAATCGGGTACAAAGCCGTCTTCCTTGTTCCACGCTTCTGCAAGCGTAAACAATTCGTTCAAGGCTATCAACGCATTAAGATGGTGCGGATTAAATTCGTTTAAGAATATCAAGATGTCCTCGGTAATTTTATCAGGGAAGGCAAATACCGTTCTTACTTCACTGATTCCCTTTAGCGGTCTAAGCCCAAGTGATTTTCTTGCGCTCTCTAAATCCGTGATAGTTTCGTTCACTTCTTTGCATTCCACTTCTTCAAGGGCAAAATCAAACGGCGACAAATAATCGTCAGCGTTCAAATCTTCTTTGTTCTTGAAAAGATATTCCTTCAAGGTTTCACCAGCGTCTTTGTATGAAAGATGGACGGCCTGCATCACACTCTGCTCGCTCCCGTCAGCATTCTTTATTATGTACTTTTTCACTTTGATGAGTTTTTATATATTCATGTATTATTATTCTTCACTAACGTAATCGATTGGTGCGCCTCGCCTCGTACTGCACAGTGGCTCCACAGATTGACTCATCGGGCTGCATATCGCACAGTAGGACGAAGCGGAAGTACTTGTATGGCGTGCCCCGAAGTCCGCGCAGATAGTGATCCTGGGAAGAATAGACACGCACCCAGGAAAACAGGTCTATGGACCCATAGAGAATGGTCTTGACGCTTCCCATCCGGATCCTTCCACGCTGCATGACAGCGGTGATGGTTTTGAGCACGTCGGGATCATCGAGTTTGATGGGTCGCGTGACGATGACGCCCTTGGCCACATCGTCCGTAGTCGGTGCGGAGAAGTTGACGATGGCCGACGAGGCATCAACCGCCAAGGCTTCTGGATAGGAGGCCACGGCATAGTCGATGTCAGAAAGTCTCGTCGTCCACTTCTTCTCCTCCAGCGAATAGACGTAGGCATAGGCATAGGCGGGATTGAAGACGACGAGAAGTTGGTGGAGATAGTCGTAGATGATGCGGCAGGAGTGGAGGAAGACCTGCAGCGACCCTACACCAGTCAACATTGCTCCGTTGGTGGCACCGCCCAAGTATTCGGCGATATTGGGCGGCATGACCCCCAGCGAGGTTATGGAAAATGGATCTTCGGCATTGATAGGATCTGATATGCAGCGCGTATCCGATCCCGAGAGCGCCATGATGCCCCTCTCGGTTGCAAACAAGACGGCGTCGTCGATAGGCGTGATGCTCTGTATATTGATGCAGACGTCCCGGGAGACTGGTTGCCTGACTGCATATCTTCCATCCGACGCCACCTCTACCGCCCACACACCATCCGAGGCGAAGAGATAGAGCGGCGACTGTCCGAACTGCCCCCTGGAGATGGGGCGCGTGTTGGCCGCAGCGGCATAGAGGTCTCCGTCGCCTACCCTGATCCGCTGCTCGACCATGATGGGGTTGCCCTGCATGGAGACGTAGAGCATGTTTGGCCGGGACTGGGTGATGACCGCGCGAGGCAGAGAAAGGCCTCCCTCGTTGTCTATGACAGCGCTGGCCGCATCGCCAAAGTAATACGCCCCCTTGAGGAAAGGATGCGCCTGCAACTTATAGTAACGCTTCACGCCCGTCTCGAAGACGGCGAGCTCGACAGCCTTGGCATTGGGATGGAAGAACCAGCGCTTGTTGGCCGAGGCGGTGGAGGTCTTGCCGAAGACGGCATACTGCAGGGCTTCGCTCTCCCGCTGCTCTATGCCCACGCGATAGTTGGTCTCGGTCTCGGTATGCTCGTCAACGAAGCCACACATGGCATCGGGATGAAAGCCCGGAAACAGACTCTCGACCACTCCCGCCCAGTGCTCCCGCTGATTGTAGGCCATCACATAGGAGGAGGCGTAGGAGGACAGATTCTCTGTGTTGTCAGGAAGCAGGGATGTGTTGCCCGCCAGGCCCTGCAGAACTTGATCGTCCAGAGGCACGGGCGTGAAATTGCCACCCACGCGGATCTCGTCCCGCTTGATCTCCTTGATGATCTTGAAGGCAGAGGCGGCGGTGAGGCGCTCCTCGTAGTTGTCGAAATGGGGCAGCGCAAGATACGTACCCGCCTGGTCGGCCACATTCTTGACGCCGTCGATGGCGTAGGACTTGTTGTCGGGCGTCAGCCCCGTGGTGACATAGACCCCCTGAGCACACTCCTCGTCGGTGGCCCCCTGCTTGTAGAGATAGACCGGATCGGAGACGGCGATGACGAGCGTATCGACGAGATCCTCCATCTGCATGAGCCTGCGCATCTTCTCCACGTCCTTGACGCGGTACATGAGCTGGGCGTCGTAGGCCTTGGCCGTGACAGTGGCATCATAGTAGAGGTCGCCCGAGGACTTGATGTCGCTCAGCTCCACGAGCGGCGTGACGCCCGTGGTAGGCTCCATGAGGATGGGTGGCGAGACGGTGATGATGTCGCCCGTGATCATTCGGAAGCCGTAGCGGACAAAGAAGGGCAGCGCGAAACGATTGGCGTCACGCGAGGAGGAGAGGATGGTGTTGGCGACGGCGAGTAGCTGCTCGTTGGTCTGGCTGGTGGCATTGTAGAGATACGTACCCTCCTGCTGTATGACCTCCTGCCGCTTGTCGATAACGACCGTGCCGTCGAAGTTCCCCATCCACGTGGGACCACTCTGCTTGCCCGACTGGAACGAGACGTAGATATTCGTGACGTCATACTGAGGCGTGACCTGGAAATCGCCACCGACGAGTCCTGCATTGTATCCCTTGGCATTGCCGTCCGCGTCGTAGAGCGTGACGCGGAAATACATGGACGAGGTGGCCGTCTTCCTGACTACCTTGATACGATAGGTCTCTCCCTTGCTGAGGCTGCACGGGAAGAGGAAGCCCTGGTGCTTGTAGGAGAAGTCGTGGCGGGTCACGTTCTGCCATGTGGCCACGGAAGCTCCGGCAGCGTCCTTGATGACACGGGGTATGACCTTGGACTGGGTGCGCATGGAGGCATCGAGGCCAAAGAGGATGGTGACGGAGTAGTCGTCGGTACTGAAAGGGCGGTATTTGCCACGCAGAAAGACGTAGTGGTCGAAGACGGACGGACCAAAGACGCAGAGGACGTTGCCCGTAGCAGCGCAGGAGACGTCGTCGGCATAGTCGGCGATGGGCGTGCGTTCGGCATCGGCGGCGGTGGCGTAGTAGAGCGTAGCGTCCTTGCGTATGATGAGGTGGCGGGTGTTGTCGTTGATGGTGTGGACGAAGAGCAGGCGCTCCCCCTGCTGGAGAGAACCAACGACCTTCGGCGCACGCACGGGCCGCAGCGCCCCATCCTTTGGAATGAGGTTGATGGCCATGTCGAGGTCGCCGTCTGGCGACTCGTAGTCGGAAGGAGAGGCGGTGAGGCCTCCATATCGAATATCCTTGATCATATTGTTTTTGAGATTGATTATGACTGTCGGTAGGTCGGGTTGTCGAAGATGATGCGCTCGAACATCTCGTTGAAGCGGTCGGCCATCCGCTCGCCGTAGTGCTCGCGGATCTGCTTAGGCGTGAGGTTGGTGGTGACTATGGTGAAGAGCTGGTCGTCGTAGCGCCGAGACAGAAGGTCTATGACGGGACTGAGGACGTTGCCATAGGAGAGAACTTCCGCAGGCTCCGTGCCGAGGTCGTCGATGGCGAGCATCGGCACGGAGCAGAGGCCACCGAAGTAGAGGGGATTGCTCTTTGCAGCGACACAGATGTCCAGCGCCTTGACCTGTCGCACCCCATTTCTGCCATCGTCGTTACGGTCGCGGCAGATGTAGGCCACGAGGTCGCGGATGGCCATGGCGAGTGTGGTCTTGCCATTGCCGCAGCGGCCACAGAGCATCATGCCGAACTTTGGCCTGGAGGCCGTGAGCCAGCGGGCAGCGTCGGCGATATGGCGCACGGTGGCCTCGTCGTTGACGAAGGTCCGTTGACGAAGCTCCACGTTGGCCTGATAGGCGGCCATGATGGCATTGACGGACTGCTCGTAGGTCCATGGAAACCTAAAACGCTCCACAGTAGCCTTCCGCCGGAGCAGGGTCTGCTTGAACCCCTCGACGTCGATTTTCCATTCTTGTTCTTTCTGCTTGTTCATTCTTGCTTTGTTTTTCGGCCTCGCTCACTTTGCGAAGCCAGTTGGTGAAATGATCGATGGCATCCTGCTTGTGTGGGTGCTCTATGTTGCGCCCGTTGCACTCGAGCACGAAGTTGTCATAGCGTGCGGCGAGATCCGAGGGTGACAGATGGAAACGCATGCATAGATTCTCCTGCTGGAACGGCCCGAGGAAATCGGCGATGGCCCCGCCTGCCGGGCGAAACGCGGCTGACGCCCTGGGCCTGCCACCCCGTCGGCCCGCCTCGCTTCGCTTGCGCCTGACCGTCTCCTGGTGCTCGACCTGCTGACGAATGGGTGCCGAGAAGAACGTGGCGCCGTCGATCTCGAAGAGGCCGTAGTCCTCCACGACGGAACGGACGAGGCCGGCATCGACATGGAGGTCGAAGGCGATGGCGGCGTAGTCGGTGGTGAGAGCCGCTCGCTCGGCAAGCATCTCCAGAAGCATGCAGTAGATGCCGTAGCCCGCTGGGCCGTGCTCCATGCGGAGGCGGAGCAGTCGTGCGTCGTTGCGGGCGTTGCTATCGTGTGAGAAACAGGACATAGGGATGAGGCTTTAAGAATTGAGGTAAGACTTGACGATCTCCATGAAACTATCGAGAGACCGACAGACGACATATTTGTAGCCCTGGGCCTCGACGGCCTGCTGCCATAGCTTCTGCGCCTCGCGCTGCGCACCCTCGATGGTCTTCATCTCTATGGCGAGACCGTGATAGGTGGCGGAGGGCACGAGCAGCAGCAGGTCGGCCACGCCTGCGACGGCTCCCTCGGCCTTGAGCTTGCCCGCCGTGATATGGTCGCGCTTGCCACCATTGGGCACGGCGAAGAGAAGCCTGGAGAGCTTCGGGTACTGCAGGCGGAACCAGCTGACACAGGCCACCTGGGAGAGGTGTTCCCGCTCGGTGGGCCTGCGTCGCTGCTTCACGCCACGCTGGGCTATCTCTATCATCTGCTGAAGCGATCGACCCATGGCATCAGCAATCGTAGAAGAAGAGATACTTGGTGGCCGTGATGGCGTCGATGTGATAATCGAAGGGCTCGTTGGCCAGGCCCTCTATGAGGACGCGCCGCGCCTGCCCGATGTCATCGGCCTCGACGATGAAGTAGTTGGGGACCTCCTTGATGGATCCGCTATCCGTGACGACGTGATAGATGACTTTGGCCTTGAAAAACTTTCCTTCTTCAACCTTAGGGTCTTGGAAGACATCGGAGACGTTGAGGCGCTTGATGGCGATGCACTCAAAGTCGCTGACGACGTCGTCGGCAAGGGACATGGTGACTCTATTCTCCACCTCAGAGCAGAGCGTGGCATCGACGATATACTGCTCCGTGACCTTCTTTGGAGCGGCATTAGCGACAGACTTGTTGTAGCGGACGGTACACTCAAAGAGTGAATATTTAATCTTTGTCATAACTATAAATATTTTTTTTGATTACTGTTTATACTATCGGAAGGATGGAGGCGGTGGCATCGGCTTGGCGTCTGCTATGCAGATGACGACGTCGCTCCTATGTCGCAGGGACTCGTACTGGCGCATGAGATCACGCTTCACGTGGTCGAGGCGGATGACGTACTTGCCGAGCGTGATGTCGAAGACGACGGGCGCCGCATAGCGGAAGGTGTCGAAGAAGCGCTGACCGTGGTTGACCATGATGTCGATGGCGAGACGGATGCGGCGCTTGCCTTTTGAATCGACGTATGATCCTTTGGGTGGTATAGGACGTGGATTGATTACTTTCATTGTTCTTGCTTTTTTGATTGTTCTAAACCCTGAAACAATGTGGGGTGGAAGAATGCCTCCATGAGCTCGTCGAAATACTGGGTGTCCTGCGGTATGTCGTCGGAGGAGGCCATGATCTCGTTGGCTATGGACTTCTTGCGGTGGATGATACGGTAGAGGGCGGTGTCGATGGTGTTGCGCCCCAGGAGGTAGTAGCACGTGACGTTGTCCTTCTGGCCGATGCGGTGGGCCCGGTCCTCACACTGGCAGCAGTCGGCGTAGGTCCACGGCAGCTCTATGAAGGCCACATTGGACGAGGCCGTGAGCGTGAGCCCCACTCCTGCCGCCTTGATAGAGCAGATGATGAGGCTGGCGTGTCCCGCCTGGAAGCTATCGACTGCGGCCTGCTTGGAGACCATGGAGTCGCGCCCGGTGACGCTGACAGCCTTGGGAAAGGCCTTGCGCAACTCATCGACTATCTCGTGGAGCGAGCAGAAGAGGATGAGCTGCTTGCCCGAGGCGAGGAAGGTGCGCGTGAAGTCGATGGCCTGCTTGACCTTGCCTTTGGCAGACAGGGAGCGCAGCGTCATGAAGCGCACGAGGGCCTCCATGCGCATCTTGCGCATTATCTCGTGGTCGGTACACTCCTTGTAGGCGCGCAGGTACTCGGCGAGGTCGCTTGCGGCGAGGTCGTACTCGTCGCGGTTGCTAATATCGACGTAGAGGTCGCAGCGCGTCTTGGCCGGCAGCTGGGTGAGCACCTTGGCCTTTTCGCGGCGGATCATGCAGCGGGCGTAGAGGTCGTGGCTGAGGCGGTCGAGGTTTTCGCCCTCGCCATAGTTGGCGAGAAACAGGGCCTTGCCTCCGAACTCGTTGAGGCGCCCCATGATGGAGAGCTGGGCCACGAGGTCTTCGGGACGGTTGACGACGGGCGTGCCCGAGAGCAGGACGACCCACTTCTTGCCGGCACTGATCCCCTTGGTGAAGATGGTCTGCTGAGCCGTCGGGTCCTTGACGCGGTGGGACTCGTCGATGATGACGGAGCGAAACATGCGTATCTGCGGACAGAAGACCACGTCACGCAGCCGGAAGCTCTTGCCTCCCTTGATGTCCCAGACGAAGTACTTGCGCAGCGACTCATAGTTGACGATGGCCACCTGGTGCATGCCCATTTGCAGGAGGTAGGGCCACGTGGTGCGCGTAGCGTTGTCGAGGACGAGCGCGTGCTTGTCTGTGAAGCGCTCGAACTCTCGCTGCCAGTTGATTTTTAGCGAAGAGGGACAGATGACGAGGGCGGGATAGGCGGCGGCAGTATCTACGATACCAATGGCCTGGAGCGTTTTTCCGAGCCCTGGCTCGTCGCCTATGAAAAGCCTTCTTTTTTCGAGGCCGAACCTTATGCCTTCCAACTGGTACGGGTAGGGCTCTACGCGAAGGTGGTGTGCGGGCAGATTGTGCATGTCTTTGTAATTTTGACGGCTGGTATCTCAGCCTTCCGTTGAACTCATAGATCATCTTGTCCTGCTATCATAGACGTAAGCCTGGCAGCGGGCACATACTTGGTCGGAGACCTCTCCGAGATAGAGGACGCACATCTTAGGGCGGTCACACTTGGCTATTCTGTGATGGGTGCAATCAGTTTTCATTTTTCTGCTTTTTTGATTATTGATTATTGTTCGTTAATATATCTCCCGCCAGGTCCAGGCACCAGTACTGGAAGGCGAGCTCCTCGTACTTCTCCCGTCCACGGGTATAGACGGGGTCTGAGCGATGGATGAACTTCTTGAAGACGCGGTTGTTCTTCTTGCTGATGGCATAGATGAAGTCGCGATCGGAGTGGGCAATATCCATGTACCATGCGCGGGAGCGGTCCCAGTCGAAGAAGTCGATGGCCTCCTCGAACTCCTTCTGGGTGGAGGCGAAGGTGGTCTTGAGGTCGCCTCCGAAGTTGGCGACGGGTATGAACCAGTCCCACTTGCAGCGCGTGTCGAGGTGGAATGTGAAGCCTCCGTAGTCGATAGGCTGCTGGCGGTTGACCATGAAGCGCTGGGTCTCGGCACATGCGAGCACCTTGGCGAGGAAGGGGTCGCGCCGAGCCTCTGCCAGTAGTGCGTGGTGCATCTGCTTGGCATGATGGAACTCGTCTTCGGTGTACTGAACATCATCAACGGTCAGCTGATAGTAGTTGACGCGGTCGGGCTCGGTGATGATCGCATCGACGAGCGTGCCGAAGCGGAACGCCTGCTGCTTGTCTCCGAACTGCATGCGCGGATGGAGGATCTGTTTGAGCTCGGTGAGGTCGGAGTTGGAGACCTCGGACCGATTGTAGTATTCGTCGGGGTTGTGATTCATCGGACATTCGTATGTAGTCTTGGCAGGCCTCGGGATGGTCTCGGGATGGTCTCGGGAAGGGATTCGGGACGCCGGGACCGCCGAGGCCCGCCTATGACTGGTTGCTACTTGGCCTTGACCTCCTCGACGTACTCGACGTTGTCGTCGGCGATGGTCTCTCCCTCTTTGTTGGCGAGCTTCTCGCAGAAGGTGACGGCGAAGCGGAACTTCTTCGTGAGCTCTTCGGGGGTCATGCGGCTTCCCTCGCGGGCGAACCACAGGGCGAGCACGGGCATGATGCCCTCTGGGCGGCGAAGCTGGATCTTGCGCTTGACATCGACCTTGGGCTGGTAGGCGCCCGTAGCGGCCACGGTGCCGGCGAAGAGCGATCCTACCTCGGCCTGCTGCTTCTTCATATCCATCTCGGCCTCCTCGCGGCGCTGCTGCTCCAGGCGCTGCTTCTCCCTGAGAGCCGCCTCCTCGGCCTCCCGCTGGCGCATCTGCTGGGCAATGCGCTCGGCCTCCTCGCGGGAAGCCTGTGCGGCCCGTCTGAGCTCTGCCTCCTTGGACGGGAGCACGGTGAGGATCTCCTGGCGCGCGGCGGCCACCTGCTGCTCGTACTGGCTGGCGAAGGTGGGCAGCAGGCGCGACAGTACAGACTGGCGTACCTCGGCGAGCTCTTCGGCGGAGACATTGGTGGGAAGATAGACCACGGGGCGGAGGAAGGGGTCGGAGGTGAGCGTCGTGGGGAACTGCTCGATGCCGGCACGCGACTGTGCGAAGTTGTCGAGGGTGATGGAGGCCTGCATGGACATGAGGGCATTGATGGCCTTGTTGAGCACGCCGTTGAAGACGCGGCGGTAGTGTTCCTCCAGGTCGGTGCGATACTTGACGATGGCGGCCTGGCGCTGCTGCTCTATCATGACGGCGCGGCGACGCTCTTCCTCCTCCCTGCGCTTGCGGGCAGCATACTCGTTGCGCAGCTGCTGGAGGCGCTGGGGCACGGTGTCCTTGCGTGTGGGGTCGATGTCGCCCTCCAGGCTGGTGAAGGTGGTGCGTATCTCGTCGAAGAGCTTGGTGACGGGACTACGCTTCTCGTACATCTTCTTGATGGTGCGGCGCGCCTTCTCGATATACTGCGCGGCCTGCTGGTCGAGCTCGTCGTTCATGCCCTGGCGCTGGATGGCGTCGAGGATGGCCTCTCCCGCCTGCAGGCAGCGCTGGTGGGACACTTGGTTGTCGGCATAGGCCGTGGGGGCTGCGGAGACGATCATTTCAACGCTCTCCCGCTTGACGATTGCTAATTCTTTGCTCATGGCTTTTTGGTGTTATGATGAATTGTTTCTTAATACTTAGAACGCTCCGTCGTCCTCGGCGGGCTGGTCTGCTGGCGCATTGGCGCAAGGTCCTTGCGGCTGACCGGGCTGGTACTGCGGGGAAGGCGCGTCGCTTGATGGGTCGATGACCACGCCGCCCGAGGTGTCGGCAGCGGGCGCATAGGTGTCGTCCTGCTGGGCTGGCTGCTCCACGCCGTAGAAGTCGTCCACCTGCTGCTCGTAGGTGTCGTCCTGCTGGCTCTCCAGGTCGGTGCCACGGCCGATGCGCACCTTGGGATAGGTCTTGAAGGCGTGCTTGATGAGCTTGGCGCAGAGGAAGCCGGGATCGATGCCGCCGTTGTTGGAGGTGTAGAGCTCGTTGGGCTTCTCCACATACCTGTGGGCGTTGTTGTCCCATCGGCGGTTGTTGCGGCCCGAGTAGCCCTCCAGTCGTCCCCAGTCCTCTGGGAGCATGACGGCATAGTCGGTGGATCCGTCGGCACGGGTGATGCGGAGGAAGGCGGCCACGATACGGCCCGACTTGTGGGGCAGGTGGCACATATACTCTACGACCTTCTGCCCGGCACGGTCTCCGAAGGAGAACTCGTCCTCCTCATAGACAAGGACGGGATTGTCGGCATGGCGGATCTGTCCGGCACGGGCACGGAGAACCATCTCGCCGTAGCCGGAGATGGTGAGGACGAGGCGTCCCTCGTAGATCTTCTTGCCATCGCGCTCTCCGAGGCAGTAGTTGCGGCCCATGAGGTAGCAGAGGGCACGCGTGCCGGGCTCCAGGGAGAGGCCGCAGACGGCCAGGTCGATGAAGGCCGTGAAGACGGAGAAAGGCGTGGACTTCTCTCTCAGCTTCTCGTCGTCGCGCAGCTTGTTGATGAAATAGAAGCTCTCGCGCTCATAGGCAGGCTCTCCCGTTCCCGCACCCCACAGGGTGTCGTAGATCTGGACGAAGCGGGCCTTCACTGTCTCGTTGGTGATGACCTCGATGGGCTTGAGGCGATTGATGGCCTCGACGGTCAATGTGATGTTGCTCATAATGCTATGTATTTTTGGTTGATAAAAATGTGACGCTTAACCCAAGGGGATATTATCCTCCTCATCGATGAGCTGCTCAGCCCTGGAGAGCTGGCCAGCGAAATATTTCTCCATATTGTCCTTCCATGGCTGGGCGCCCAGACCACGGGAGAGGATGTCTCCGTGCCGGATGATGTTCTTGAGCGTGTCCTTGCAACCGTAGAGGTAGGACTGTCTGGCTGAGGCCTTGGCCTCGCTGTCGGTGTGGCCACCGAGAAGCTTGATGATAAATCGTTTCATGTCGTTGTATTTGATATTGTCGTGCCACGGGCGGGAGTCGGACCCGCTAATGTAGGAACTTTCAACGCTGCGCCTATCCGATTAGCGCACTATCCGTGGCGGGTGCCGTGCCCGGGCGTCTCGCGACGAGTAGCGGCACGGCGTTAGAAAACAATCAATCTACCAAAAAGACGAATACGTTAAACCTTCGATAAGAAAAATATGTTGCATCAATTATTGCTTCGACAATGAAAGAATAGGAAACCGCCATGCCCCTTGCGTCTCGCGACGCTTGCTGTGGGGCGGCGGCATCCGCACGCTTGCGGATAAAGTTTCAAAAACGAAAATGCTATGAAATTACACACTGTCGTCTCACGACGTTGGAATGAAAGCATAAAAACAGTATAACACAATACATTATAATTCAAAAAAAGTAAACTCGGACGGGAGGCAGGAGTCGAACCTGCTTTTGATGGGCAACCGACTATCCAGTGCGGGGTGCCGTCCTTTGGCACATTACGCCTCGCTCCCGTCTTGCCCGTGGCTACCAGTCGTCCTGCTGGTCCGAGACGACCTCGATGAGGCTTTCGCGACAGAGGTCGAAGAGGTAGGCGCGGTTCATGTGAGGTGTTTCTTGACGTACTCGAGTTCCTTATCGGTAAGCTCCTCCGAAAAGTTCAGCTTCCAGATGATCACCGGGCGCTGGCCGATGGCACTGGAAATCTTTTCAAGGATTTCAAAATCGGCCGCTTTGGCGGTGACGAGCTGGCAGACGTCAGCCATGGCGCTCTTGATGGCTTCGAGGTTGTCGCGCAGGTCTTCTATCTCGATGGCGTACTCTTGGAGCAGGTGGGGCTGGTTGTTGACGTAGAGCTCGCAGAAACGCCTCTCGTCGAGATTGGGCAGGACTTCAAAGGCTCTCTCCACCTTGCGATACTCGTCGTCGGAGACCTCCGTGAGACCCGTCCGTTGTAGGAATTCTTCTTTTTGCATATTCTTGATTATTTTTGTTGTTGATGATTCTAACACTTCTTGATTAAGGCCTTGCGAAGGAAGAGCAGCGCGCCTTGTTGCTTCTCGCCCTTCTTGATGTGGGGGAAGCGGTCGGCTATCTGCCTCATGCGGGCCGGACTGATACCGAGGATGGCTGCTGCCTCGCGGGTGGTGACCATCTCGGGCGGATGCTTCTGGTCCTCCCTCAGCTTCGCTACCACGAGCAGCGCGGCCCTGCGGGCTATCTTGTCGATGGTCTTCTTGGAGAGCTCCACTTCCATAGGCGTCAGCATTGATCGATGAGCCGCGTGAGCTCGGGGATCTTGCCCAGCTTGTCCCAATGCTCAAAGAGCAACATGGCAGCGAAGGCGAGCAGGACGGCGGCGCACTTGGTGATGAGGAGCAGGACGAGGAAGCGGAAGATGTCGCCTCCGTCGTCGGGGATTCCGACCAGCAGGGTGATGGCCGGGCAGAGGAGCATGGCGAGCACCCAGTAGCGGTAGTTGGTGATGATGGTTTTCATAAGCGAATCCTTTCATGAGTCGGCGGGCGCACCACTTTGCAAGAAATCAAAGGTGTCGAAATTTTAACTGTTGCGTGCTTGGCACGTCCGCCGATTATTAGTATATTTGCAGTGTCGATTTTTTTAACTGTTGTTGTTATGAGAAATCTTATTTCAGATTCAGAGCTGCGAAGTCTTGAAAAGACCATTGCAGCCGAGGTTTGCCCTCATTGTGGCAAGTCGTGTGAGCCGTCCATCGCTTTCTCCCAGCGTACGAACATCAATCCCTCTTCCGGAGTGTACGTGTGGTCGGTGAACAACTGCTGCTGCGAGGAGCGCAAGAGGGACATTGTCAACTTCCTGATGAGTATCGCCGAGAGGCGGATGAGGCCGAACCTGCCGTTTTGACGGAGGGCGAGCAGGGCCGTCAGCGTCTCCCAAGGGCCTGCGGCTCTGACGCCTTTGTCCGTGAAGACCGACATCCTGTAGGGCGCGGACCACTCCACGACTATCGACCCCTCCTTTCTCGGAATGAACAGAACTTCTTTTCTCTCCATAGTCTTATCGCTTGTCCCCTGCCTGCTCGCAGGGCCGCTCTGTGGCGTGCTCGACGTATCGGCCGAGGGCCTTGCAGTAGAGCCCGTTGATCTGGCTGCGCGTGTGGCGGCAGCCGTGGCAGGGGGAGTCGTGTCTCATTGCTACCGTACTGCGAAACCAAGGCGGGCGAGGGCTTGCTCCTCGGCGGCGGAGCCAGACCAGCAGTCGAGATACTCGTTGACTGTGCTCTCATCCGTGGCGGCGCGCTGGGCGTCGTAGCCGCGGGACTGGCAGAAGGCCGTCCAGCTGGCGCGGTCGTAGTCGTCGGGGGTGAGGTGGACGGGGTGGGTGCAGCTGCCGAGGCCGAGGGCCAGCAGGAGGACGATGGGGATAATCTTCTTTCTCATGTCGTTGTCGTTTTTGGGATTGGTTGATATTGCTAAAAAACGCGGGTGGCCGTGATGGTGCGGGTCGTACGGTCGGTGCGGCACTTGAACTTCCGGTTCCACTCCAGGCCGAATCTCGCGCATATCATCCGGACGTAGCTGGAACGGCTCACGTCAACCGTGAGGGTCTCGCCAACCAACAGCTCGCGGAACTGCCCGAGAAGGGACGTATCACGCAGATTCTTTGTCGTTTTTTTCGTTGTTTCCATCTTTCTTTGTAACTTTACGGTGCAAAGATAGGCAATCTCCTTTATTTGACAAAGGAAATCGCCTTTCTTTTATCGGCAATTAGTATCTTTTAACTAATAGATTGCGTATGGAAACTATCAATGACCGTATGGAAATGATTGTAAATGAACGTTTTAGTGGTAATAAGGCGGCGTTTGCAAAGGCAATTGCCGTTGAGCCAACCACGATGTCAAGCTATCTTGGCAACAAGCGTCGCAGTAAGCCTTCCGTTGACATGGTGGCCCGTATCGTGCTTTCTCTGAACGTTGACGCCCGCTGGCTGCTCACAGGCGAGACGGAAGCTTCGAGGCCTGCAAAGAATAGCATCTCCACCCGTGGCGACTATTCTCCCGCCTCCATCAACGGCAATGCCGAGGTGGTCAGCACGGGCGAGGTGGCTCTCCTTGAAGAGCGCATCAAGTCTCTTGAGGCGCTCCTGGCTGAGAAGGAGCGGCTGATCAGCGTGCTGATGGAGGCAAGGAGGTGACTATGGAGCATGAGTATTACGAAATATCTCGGCTATATCCTGAGATAGAAGAGATACGCATAAAGGTGACGGAGACAAATGCCTGGCCTTGGAATAGGCTTAAGGAGTTCTCTTTAGTGCGAGGCTCAAAATGCAATTTCCATTTTGACTGTCCCAAGAGCAAGTGTCTTGGCGATGTGAGTGGGATTTGCTATGAGCAGCCAATATCGGAGATGGTGTCTCAGCATGAAAGTCACAAGCAAGCAAGATTGTCGTGCGCAGGCTATGGTGGCTACAACCTTACGTTTCATTGCGATTGGTATGTAGTTCTGGACATTTCGATAACCTACCGTCCCGCCTAAACATCTCAACGACGCTCTTTGTGATGTGCTCAGCAAGATAATCCTTCCGCCCCTGTATCTCTCGCTCAGTAGCGAGGCGCACACCCATGTGCGTGACGGTCTCATGTGTGGATGGAACGACAAGAATAGGGCGAAGCTGCTCTTGAAGTACTTCGAGTTCGATGTATTGTCTTACGTGGTCTTCAAGGCCAAGAAGACAGTCGGGGAGCTGGGTGAGATTATTCATGATTGAAAAAGTTAAGACTATGGAACTGAAAGAATTTATCAATAACACCCTCACGCAGATTGCGGAGGGCGTCCAAAGCGCCATTGGTCAATCGGACGGAAAGGACTACTTTGTAAACCCGACAATGGGCAATATCGGCGTTTCGTGTACGGTACACTTCGACTTGTCGGTAGAAAGCCAAAAAGACGCTGGAGCAAACATCAAGGTCGTCAATGGAAATCTTTCCGAAAGGGTTGCCAACCGAATAAGCTTCGACATCCCGATGACATTGCCGCACTCCTCAACGAGCGAGCCGCCCAAGAGAAGTCCGGTTAAATAACATCCTTGAACTCCTCATCAAGGTCGCGAAGCCAGTGCATGGCATTTTCCGTCTCGACAGCGGCTTGAAAAGCAGTGTCGGTTTTTTCGACATAGATAAAAAACAACTTGTTGTAGTAGCTATAATGCAGGCGGTCGCGCTTATTCAAGCGACGGCGGTTGATCCAGTTGCGGAATAGGGTGAGAATATTCATGATTGAAAAAGTTAAGACTTTGGAACTCAATGCGACGGATGGGAAGACCAAGAACGGACCGGAAAGTATCATTGCAATTCGTGGTTTACCTTGAAGGGCCGCGTTCTAATGGCTCAAAGAAATCACGAAGATGGATGAAGATGCGATCGCGTATATGAGCCAGCTCTGCCTCCCGCGCCACGTGGGCACCGTCAAGAATACGCTTCGCCGTATCCTGGCAGGGATAATCCTGACTTTTGACGGATGACGCCATGTCGTCGTAAGCCCTTGCGGCAGCAACGCCCTCATGGTAGAGGCACTGCAGCTCGAACAACAAGTTGATGACTTTCTGCTCAGAAACTGGAGTTTGGATGTTTGTCAATTTCATCATGGCGGCAAAGATACACACCCCAGCGCACACGGCAATGATATTTCTTTCAGCCCAAGAGCGAATAAATAATGAATAAAACAATAACAAGATGAGGAATAGAGCAACAAAACCACCCCGTGCGGATTTAGCGCGATAAAAGCCTAAATCGTGGCACACATAGCGGACACGGACGTATTGCCCAAACAAAAATAACTGATTTCTAAGGAGATGGAGGGCGAAAACAATCCCTCTCTCTCCGCAATAGGAGGGTGTGTCAAAACTCCCAATATAAATAAAAAAAACTCGTTGTACGTTCTTGT